CGCTAGAGCTCTAAAATCATCTTTAATAGTTTTTTTCGGGTTAAATTCTAATATCACATCATAATACAAAGATGTAGGATATTTTTCGTTTCCAGATGGATATTTAAAGAAAAACATATATCTATCATTCTTTTCATTATAAACGCATGAAACTAAAAGATCTTTAGAAACTTTTTCAAAATACGATTGTTGAAATTCTTTCATTCTTTCTCTAAGATTGAATGCGGCGTTTCCTTTTAATGGGTTTATAAAATCATCAGATGTTAATGGTTTGGTCGCCATATTTACCTCTTATAAAATATAAATAGGACGGAATCTTAACAACTCCGTCCTATTAAAAAAATTAACTTAAAATCAAATAAGAAATCGTAATACGTGTAGCTTCTTCAGCGATTTTATAAGGTCAAAGTGTAAGATGACTAAACAATTCAGCATCTAGTACTTCTGACTTTTTCTTATTTGCTAATCGAACATCGTTTGGAAGACCATTTAATGTATCATCATCTATAAGTTTCATAGTACCACCATCATTATAAACTTCCAATCCTGTAATCAGTCCCAATTCAGAAATCGATGCGCTAGATAATCCACCAGATGTAAGTTGATAATATTCTTTAAAGTCATTACCGTGGATTTCAAACGTCAGATTTGTAGAAATTCGTAGCAAGCGATTGTCTTTAAATTTATTTTCGTATGTTTGTTCCGGTATAGGTGCGTCAAGATTTGTGGCTGTGTCTAACCAGTTTGGTGTATAATCTACACCATCAACTTGTACAGTTGCATAGTTGGTATTACTATCGAATCGTTTGAAATAATACCCATCGTGACCATTTAATACACCGTGTTCTGGACCATATGTAACTTTTCCTTTATACATATGTTTCAACTCATCGTCCATCTGTCCCGTAGGAACAACTCTGAACGGAATCATATCGTATAATCTTGCATTTGTTCTGTGTGGTTCATAGACTTGGTTCATGATAACATTATTCATAGCACCTTTTCCACAACACCAAAATTGTGTACTTCGTCTAGAAAATAAACGAATATTATTTCTTGGTTGTTGGTCTAATGGGAACCCGCCATAACATTTCAGTGCGTTTGTTTTAGGTAAACCTGTACCCAAATCACAATCGTGTCGTCCTAACATATTATCGTTAATAAAGATATGATGTCCTGGTATATTTTTACTCGTTGAAAAGAAGTTATCTTCAATAAGTTTTAAACGACCAGGATATGTGGTCACATTACTTAATATTTCAATTGTTTCAGAACCAGGGTAATCTGTGTTTCTGGCGTTAACAACAATAATTGTATCAAAGTTACCTGATTTTTTCTTACTAGAATTAATATAAGTCAATCCCAGTTCATCTTGTGCATATATTGTTTTAGTTTTCATGATATTGTCTTTCTTCCTTTATAATTTCGTTTGTATTTGTATTTATTACTTGTACTAATAGATGTCCACTAAAAGTAAATAAATCGTCTCTATCAACATTTATATCAGTAGAAACGACACCTTCTTCAAAATCCAAAGTATCTGTTTTATGTATATCAAATGTATTTTCAACATGCTGATAAGTTAATGGGTCTTTTAATTTTACCTCACCGTCCACTATTTCAAAATCATTATTTAATACATCGTGTAGTTCATATAATTGTGCAACTTCTCCAAGAACGTATTCGATTAAATCTATATCTTCTTCACCCATATCAAGATTAATCAAAACTCTATATATACGATACATTACCTCCAACACGTCTGTCTTCTCAAGTTCAAAATGTAAACCGACTGGATTGTAGAACAATTGTAAGAAATTGTCTTTTCCACCACTATCCACACTTCCTCCAAGAGAATCTAAACGCTCTATACTATATAATTCTGAATAAACCGATAAGAATTCGTTAAATAATATTTTTAAATCTCTAGCTTGATCCGCATCTATAGCGGATGGTCCTGAACCACTACCACCACTTAATTTGAATATAGCGTCTGATATATTTTCAGATACCCATTTTTGAAAAGCCTGTGTCAATCCGTCTAACATGTTTGATATACTATCTATATTATACATTGGTTCAACACCTTCTTGTGATTTAGGCGGTATATCATAAAGGTTTGGATTGTGTGGTACCAATCGAGTCTGTATGTAATCGATTAAAGCTATAGAATCATAATCCTCTATAAATTCTGTGAACTTTGTATGATATTCGTCACCCTGTTTTTTCTTAAAAATAAAAGCTATACTGTTATTTTTACGGTTTTGTTCCAATAAGAAAATCCAAGCTTGATATTCTCTGAAATCATACGCTTCACTTATTCGTTTATTTATCCGGTTTATGAGATCTGGATATTGGTGCATATAATCTTCAACAAAATCTTCGAAATTTGTATTTGGACCTATAATAGCCATATCGGGATTGAGATTTTCAAACGATTCATTGTTTGGATAATATCGGAATATCGCTAAATAATCCGTCATATCTTCCATCTCTATATCTGATCCCTCTAGTCTTTTTTTACCATCTCGTTTTGCATAATCGTATCTCAATATATCACTCATTTTTACAGTAGCTATACGCATATCATCGTTACCGATGAATAAATCTTCAAATGCATCTTGATTTTCTTTTATAAAATCAACAACTTTCCAGTTAGCTATCGTTGGTGATATATTGAAAACTCTTGTGGGTTTTCCATCGATAATGCGCATATCTTCGAATGAATTTCTCTCATCAACATGCGTAGGATACGGTATACTAGGATTATTTAATGTTGTTGCAGATCTTCCAGCCTGTCTAAATACTACAGAAGAATTTATAACACATTCATCTAATATGATTTTATCAGGATCGGTATTTTGAAACTTCATCTGCTGTAACCAACACATAGCTCCAAATAATCCTGCAGGAGTTATCTCCACCCCGTCATAAACTATCTTTTTTTGAAAGAATCTTGTGTCTTGTGATTCTCCTATAAACTTAAACATTAACCAGATAAGATCTCTCAACTCTTGTTGTATAGACACTATGTCTACAACTTTTGTAAGAACTATGTACCGTGTTAATAAAGAATCGATATTAAGTTTTAATATTTCTTTTTTAATCAATTCACGTTTCGCTACAGCTGAAGCACTTAAATCATTCGGTCTTTCAAATCCACCCCACAGTTTATCTTCTAATACGAAATTATCAAAATTTACATATTCTACGGTTGATACAGCGTCTATATCGTCTGTTGTGTCCTGAATTTGTACTTTACGCATTACTAAAGAAACAGAATTTTCTAACCCTTGAGAAGTATCTATATTTATAGCCATGGTTCTATTATCCGTAGTATATTCTTTTTCAATATAATAACGAGTAAGTTTCATATCCCGATCTTCAATAACTCTATCAAGAATAAGATTTATAACTTTATTTGTACCTTTGTTAACAATAAGATCATTAAGATTCTTAATAACTTTTCGTTTCAATGATACATTTTTAATTTTCGTTAACTCACTATATCCGTGCGAATTAAGAATGTTATCTATATTCTCCTCAGTATATTGTCCCAAACAAAATTGTTCTATATAACTACTAGAATAATTGATTATAGTATAATACAATAAATTCTGTAACATCAGTAAATTATACAATGGTTGTTTTTGATCGAAACCATCTATATAATCCATAACTATCTGTTGTCTCGCTTTATTATATGATTTAAAAAAGTATTCCAACTCAATATCGTTTAAAATATCTTTTTTATATCTAATTATACTATAATTTGGCATATTTCTCAAAACATATGCAGACATTCTATCAGCTGGAGCGATATTCAAAAATCGCAAATATGTGTATGTGGGAAATTGATTTATGACGTCTTTTATATGATTTTTAATCATATAATGAAGATATGTTTTTGGAAATTCTGAATTCGTAACAAGATGTATAGGTACCATATTAAACACATAAAAATTATTAGACATTGGTACTGTATGATTATCGAAATCAGGATTCGGACCAGCTATCAAATCGTCCTTAGATAATTTGATGTATGTGTTATCTTCTATATAATAATACTCATCATAAACCCAAACGGAATAATCTTGACCGGGTTGAAACGCTATTAAATCTGGTACCGGAACGTGTTCTATACGTTCTATTATCCAATATTCTTTTCCATCTTCAGGACCGTTTTCAATTTCATCCGGTTGAATTTTTGCATAAATATTAAATATGAATTCATAATACTCGACACCTGGTTCAAACTGACTCAATTCACCAACATTCTGATAAATTTTATCCACTCGGTAGTATGTTT